GAGCGAATAGCAAGGATATCTTCAAGCAGAATTTCTCTAAATTCAGCTTTTAAATTATTAGAAAGCTGAATTTTGTAAGTTGCTTCCTTATGCTGCGGAATTTCCTCAACTCCTGAACTGCGGGAGCGCAAAATTCTACCCATTATTGATTCTCCCAATCATCACCAATAAAACTTAATTTCAACATTGAAACATCGTTGGATTTTTTATCCACTTCAAAGCCTTCCAAGCTAGTTGGTTTGCATCCGTAGACAATAACAGACGGGCCGATTGGTTCAACTTCAGGACAGTAAGTAACAGGAGTAATTGAAATAGTTATCCCTTCATCATTGCCGTCACAATAATTGCGCCAAAAGTCAATAATTGGTTTATCAGCAATAGGGTCAAAAGCTTTTTCTAAGTCCATCTCGTTTAGTTCACGCGGCCCACACAACTTGTATTTTCTATTAGTAAGCCCGTCGTTATATTCACTAATTTCAGCTTTGTCCTTGATTCCGGAAAATTTCTCCCAGTACGAATCAATTCCTTTAATCGTTACCAAATATTGCTGCTGGGTAATTGGCTTGATACTTGCTGGCATTAGCTAACTCCCGCTGATTGCTGTACTTGGTCTATCGCTACTCTAAAAGTAGTTATCAAAAGCCTCTCCAGCGTTGGAACTGGAGCTACAAAGATGTCTACCCTAATAATTCCTGCTTCCAAATCCGTCGCGGGGTTATTTGTGCGATCGCATCTCACAAAAAAGGCATCTCTTGGCTGCGCTCCAAAAAAACCACCCCCATCCCAAAATCTGTAAGCAATCGATTCAGCCGTTTCCCTAATTCGGGTAAAAAGCACTCCCAATCCATCCACCGCACTAAATATTACCCCACCATTATCAAAAGTTCGCATTAGGGTGCGATTGAATACTGACAGAATAATCCGGGTATTTACAAAACGGTAATAAGGATTACTACTACGAGTGCGTGAACCGTAAACTACCACACCATGACCAGGTAATTTGCGGATGCAATTCACACCAACAGGGTTTACCACAGCCTGCTGAACTTTACTGACATTCACCGCTACATCCGTTACCCCACGCAATGGATATTTGGTGCCCGCCGGCGGTTGAGCAAATCCTTCTATCCGGTAACGGCGCAGCGCTACAGCAGCTACTCCAGCACTGGGAGGAACTGTGTTTCCCGCCAAATCTTTCACATAAGGGAAAAAATATGATAAGTGACCCCGTGCAGACGTATAATTAGATGCCTCAGTTTGAGCTTTTGCGGGAGTATCAATAGTTGCAGGTGGGCCAGAGTCCACGAAACAAACCCAATCAAAACCATCATCGCTACACAAATTCTCCATTGCAACTGCAACAGAAGTGCGATCGCTCTGCGTTGCAAGATTCTCAAAAGCTTGCGGGCAAATTAAAATCCCTTGCTCGTATTGGTCTGGGTCAAAGCTCGTGTTAATCGCATCAATAAAATCAGCCGCAGTTACGCCAACTGATTTAGTAAAAAATAATATTCCGTTTGAGATATTAGCAAAGAAAAGTTTTACTGAATTTAGGCTAGGGGATGCGCCAAATTTAGTAGTAAAGTCATCTACGCTAGTAACTTGCGTGGGTATTTTGGCTGTTCCAGAAGCAGAAGAGCCTATTAAGTAGCATCGGTTGAAAGAGGCAATATCTGCGGGTATTACACCAGCGACATCCTCATAGACATAAGTTCCGGGAGCCGTCAACTGATTTATGTTGAGGGTGGACATTTTTTAAGCTCCAAGCGAAGCTGTAGTACTGTATATACGTAAACTTCCCTGCGCCGTTGCTCCATTTGTGTAGCGAATGCGGTAGTAGCGCAAAAATAGTTTTTGCTCGTGCGTGGTTACTCCGCTTGCACAGGGAATAGATTGCACAAGATGCCAGTTTGTGGTATCTGGAGATTGTTCCACGACTAAAGTTCCTGCTTGGTCAGTTGCCACTAATAATCGTAATGTATTGCGAATTAAGTTTGTATCTCTACTGGGACTATTGAAAATAGCATTTGCAGTCAAAGGGGCTGCTGTTTCAGTAATTGTAGATAGAGAATCTGTGGCGCTGATTGAGCCGCTGCTGACAGATACTGAGCTTCCTGAAACGCTAACGGTATTGGTTACGCTTACCGACGAGGAACCGCCTAGAACATGGACACCTGCTGCATTTCCTAGGTGAGTCGCTGCACGCGACGTAGAAATTTCAGCATTAATTTCTTCAATATCTTCGATGACCACCGAGTCAATAGACAAGGTGGTATTGGAGGCAGGCGCCGTTGCCAAATTTTTAACGCGAATTTGGAATTTATAGTCTAAATTTGGATTCGGAATTTGACGATTACGGGTTGCGACTCCTGTGCGGGCGCTATTTGATTCAGTTGCTCGTGAGCTAAAGTTTATTTCAGTAGCTCTAACATCAAATTCAATAATCCCAAAACTTGCAGATGAATTTATGTTGATAGCGCTATTGCCAATTGAGCTTCCTTCAGAAAAAGCAAAATGGTTAATAACAGTTGTTATAGTCCCATCTAATAAGAAGCCGGCTTTATTCTCATTATTTGAATCACAAATCTCAAAGTATACTTCTTGATTATTAATCCGTTGAGAAGTTCTAAAAATAATAGAAACTCGGCAAGGAATTTTAAAAAAATAAGTTGTTGAAAATACTGAAGAGCTATTTGCCGAAGTTCCTATGTTGATTTGAAATAGACTTGAAGAAACAGCAAAAGATTGCCCTACTCCTAAATCCCAATCCCAAGCTTCACTCCTTAGCTCAGACCCGCTGAAATCTTCACGTAGCCGTTGGCGCGACGAACGTATATTAGGTAAAGTATTTACATCAATTTTACCAATATTATTAGTTCCTGTAGGCAGAGAAGGCAAAGAATTGACGCCAATATTGGCAGTCGGAGATATTAAAATAGGATTATCAATTACTACTTTACCAATATTATTATTTCCAGGAGGCACAGAACCAGAAATGTTAACGCTTGTATTATTTGCAAGCGTTACACTAGGTAGTGTTTCGATATCAACTTTGCCAATTAAATTTGTTCCGGACGCCAGTGAAGGTAAAGCTGAAATGATTGTTCGGTTTTCTGTAATATAAGGGTCATTATCTGTCCCTGTTCCGGAAGCTTTTACAAATTTATTCGAGCTATCGCCATCTTTAATCTTTAAATTAGCCATTATATAAGTTCTATATAGAAGGAATTTTCGCCATTACCAAAATTGGCTGTGTATCCGTTAACTGGAACAAAGCCTTTTTCAGTTAATACAAACTCTTCATCAAGGATATTTTCTTGTAAATTATCAATTTTGCTGCGCCGAATCCCAGCCCGAATTTTTATTGGTGTATCAGGTCTGAATGGTGGTACTGTTCCGGGTAAAGCCCTAATCCCATCTTCAGAAATTGGTGTGTAAAGTGCAGCCTGCCCTTCAATTTGCTGCATTGCTACTGCTACCACGAGCGCATAATACCAAATACCATCCTCGGCTTTTACGAATCCCTCCTGTACTGGATAGCATTTGTGCGAGGGCCCTTTAAGAGGGATGAATCCGGTAATTGCATAGCGAATCGCATCCAAAATTGGATAAGCGCCTGAGTGCGATCGCAAATCGCGCAGCTGCAAAGATAGTTCATATTCAGCAATCACTTCGCACGTCGCAGGAAGCATGGAAGTGACACGAAAACGCGATCGCTTGTAACCAATGAATACTTGTCCCTTTCTTCCTGGTTTTGGCACTTGTTCACTATCACCAGGGAAGGGAGTAATTGTCACCTCAAACTCTTCAAGCAGATGCTTAATTCGCTTTACTATGGCGGCTTCAGCTTCTGCAAGCATTATTTGTGCAGTCTCCCGGATAAAGCGATCGCTGCGTTTGAACTCGCTACAGCTTCCCTAATCTTTGTAATAGCGTTATTTTGGTCATCACATGAAGGTGTGTTGTCTAGCACTACCTGCGCGAAGTGTTTTGCAGCATCCCTTATCGCATTAAAATTGGGGATTTTTTCCTTTGAATTGTGATAAGTAAAAATATGTTCTAAATCAAATTCCATTACCAATCTCCTAAACTTTCAGAAGTCCATACCCGTCCTGGAGACTGAACTAGAACCACATCTCCAACTCCCACACCTCCACCCGTACTACCATCAGTTCCCTCAACAATACCTGGAAGGCTGGCTTTATTTGCTGCAACGTCTTTCAGATAGTAAAAAACTAAATCCCTCCGACGAGTCACTTCATCTCTTGGTTTATCTTTGTCCAAGATGTATCGTGCTACGTCACAGGTATAATTCCGGATTACTGCGGGTACAACCGCCAAAGGAGTGCGGTATCTTGTTTCCAAATAAGAATCCAGCTGCGCTTGAGCATCTTCAATCGCTCGTGTCACTACAGCATTGTTAATGCTAGTAGCTTCTGGGTAATCCAAATTTGAAAGTTCCAAAATCTCAGCTTCGCTAAAAGCTGCAATCATGTCAGCAGGGGTGGCGTACGGCATCTATAATCCACCTGGTAAATTTTCCATGAGGTTAAGCGGGTGGATTTTCTG